CTTGAGCGATGTACCAACAGATATCACCTAGTTCTCTCTTCATATGAAAGACATTATCTTCATTGTAGGGTTTACCTTGAAAAATAATCTTCTTTACTACTTCAGTAAACTCACCTGACTCAGCAGTCAATCCAAGAGCAGCAGTCAGCAACTGAGGGACATTGCAATCATCTTCAAGTTCTAGATTATTCATTCTAGAAACTAGTGCTGGATAGTGTAGACTCTCATTGCTTGTCACACCCTCAACAAACTGAAGATATTTTTGTGTATCAACTGGCATTAGAATTTAAACCCCTCAAAAGATTTCTTTACCTTTTCTTCCTTAGCATTATACTCCTCAGTGTCTTTACTGTCAACTATATCTGTTTGTGCAGATTGCTCACAATCATATAATCTCATCTTTGCCCTATCAATACCTATCACAAATCTTTTCCTGACAGTAGGATCATTATATCTATTCTTTAATTGCTTAACTAGTATCTGATTTAACCCTTCCAATTCCTCAGTAGATATGAGAGCGAACATAAGATCAGCAGTAGCAGGGAGTCCAAAGGATTCTGAAGTGTCAGTAAGCTCAACATCATTAGAGCCATAACCAGAACGAGTAGTTTGAGTAGCACTGACAATTGGTAGGTTAGCTTCCACAGCCAATCCCCTAAGTTCCTCTGCAATTGCTTTAATGTATGAGTAAGAGTTGACATTACCATTAGATCTATACCTAGAAGATGCACATATGTTTAAGTAGTCAATGAATATTATATCAGGTCTGAATGATTTCTTCAATGCTAGTTCATTCAACAGTGATTTAAAGTGTCCACTATGTGCAGATGCAGTAGGATACTCTTTTATAATCAATGTCCCTTGAGTTTTCTTTGCTAGATCCTCAACCTTAGTATCAAACATAGGTTTAGGTAGATCTGTTATGTCTTGTATATTGACATTAAGTAAGTTAGCATCAATCCTCTCCGCAATCTTCTCCTCTGCCATTTCAAGAGTGATGTAGAGGACGTTCTTTCCTTGGATAAGAGCACTGCTTGCCACATGGCACATAAATAAAGACTTTCCAACCCCTGTGCCAGCCAGAGCAATGTTGAGAGTTTTATTTGGTAAACCCCCTTTTGTAATCTTGTTAAAATATTCAAGATCAAAGGGAATGCGATCTTCTTTCTTGTGGTATGATTCAAACCTTTGCTCATAGTCCTGTAAGTAGTCATGTCCTATATGATTATCAAAAGACACAGCTAGGGCATCAGATAGAATAGAAGGAATAGCATCCCTTCCCTTAGTGTCATCCTTTCCATCTGCTAGTTGAATTGATTCCATCAATGCTAAGTATATAGCACGATCTCTACACCACTTCTCTGTAGAATCTATCAACCAATCTAATTCACCAACCTCATCCTCAAGAGATGTAATGATATCCACTATCTCTTTAAAGTTAGTGTCATTAATATCACTACGTTTTTCTACCTCAATAGAAAGTATTTCCTTAGTTGCTAACTTATTATACTGTTGAATAAAACTAGAAATTTCTTGGAATATAATCTTTTGATTTTGATCTTCAAAATATTCATCCTTGATAAATGGAATTACCTTTCTAGCATACTCTTCATTGTATATTAAATTTCTGAGAATTATTAATTCAATTCTCTCCATAACTAAATTCCTTTTGTGCTATTTCATCAAGGGCTTGCATAACTTCGTCAGTAAAATACTCTGTTGGGTTTGCCAATATGTGCTTCCCATAGACCTTCTTTCCATTGATTTCATATCTTCCTGCAACATTTTTCCAGAGTCCCCCAACCTCACCCAATTCCAGTAGACCATAGTAACGGTCAAGACCACGACTATCATAAAAGAGACGTACTTCAACAGTTTTATTCTCCTTACTTAGACGTGATTTGTGAGTCTTTGCTTTGATAATGTTTCCAATGACTTCTTTACCATCCTTCTCTTTCTTCTTGCTGAGATATATGATTGTACTAGCTGCGTACTTGAGTCCACTGCCTCCTCCCATTTCTTTTGTAGGTATGTAAGATCCAATGACATCATAGGTATGGTTGGTAACTATTAAAGGAATGTTTGCTTGACCAAGTTTGAGAGTGAGCATTCTAAATGCACCTTTAACAAGTTGGGATTTGGTCATGTCCCTAACCTGTTTATCATCTAGTGCATCTTTAATCTCTTTCTCTGTGGAAAGCATACCTAAAGAGTCTAGCACAAACAAACAAGGTTTGCGTTCATCTGCGTCCTTCTTAAGATATATATCTACTGCCTTAAGTGCATTAGTTCTAAACTCTTCTATGGTTACTACATTAATAACAACCACTCTACTTAAATCTATACCACGAGATTCCAATAAGGATTTATTAACTGCGGCTTCTGTATCAAAATATAAGCAATACCCATCAGGATTAGAGTCAAGAAAATTTTTAACAACAGCGAGAGAGAAGAAAGTTTTTCCAGTGCTAGATTCACCAGCAATAGCAGTAATCTTGTTCCCAGATACACCACCATATATGCTACCTGATACAAGTCCATTAAAAATGAAAGAACCTGTGTCCACATATTTTTCAGTGTCATCAATATCTGATGCCAATTGAGTGTACTCATTACCTATTTCCTTTACAATGTCCTTTAAAAAATCCATATCAACCAAAGAATAATTCCAAATTAACAGTTTTCTCTACATTCCATCCAATGGCATCAAGAATAATCTTGAGTGGTTCTAAGAATGATTTCTCAAATTGTAGATCATAATCTATGTACCTGTCAAGTCCAAGTTCTCTAGGGAAATCTTGAATAAATGATATAACATTTTCATGTATAACATTAGGTTTTTTAAGATAGCAAAACTTAATCTTCTCACCATTTTGTATGAGTGAATATTTATTAGTCAAGTTGTTCTTCTCTATATGATGATTGAATAGAAGAGCACCTCTTGCATGTATGGGTGTGCCTTTTGTATAGATGGTGGATGATGCTTTGTATTTTTTGACATCAGAAACTGTTCTAGGAAAAGCAATATCCTCTGGAGGAAGAGACTTGAATTTTTTTCTAGCATCATCAATAAACTTAATCACATCATCCTCTGTCCCACTCATCATAATTTTAAGACCATCCTTAATCATTTGTCTACATGGTGCAGGTGTAGAAGATTTAACTGCCTCAATGCCCATCATCTTCAGTTTAGGTTCATCATATCTGACACCCTCACTATCCCATACATTCAGAATATATCTCTTTTTAGCAGTCCAGATGCCCCTCTCAGCAATGTTCTCCCTCTTCATGAACATCTTCTGCTCATATGCATTTAGATACCTGGCCAACGCTTCATAAGCACCTTCAATAAAAGGTTCAAATTCATTCTCACACACCTTGTTAAGGAACCCAACAATGCCCTCATTAGTTTTCTCTCTTCCTTCGTATACACGCTCAACCAAAGGACCAAGATTGAGGTAGATGGAATCAGTATCTGAAGCAATAACATAGTCAACCTCATTTGTTTTTAAGATCTTATTGATCTTCTCATTCATTTTGTTTTCTATCCAGCGTATGGATACTTGACCAGATAAAGTTATAGCCTCTGCATTGGCAAGTTTATAATACCTGAAGTACTGATTACCAATAGCACCATAAGCAGAGTTAAGAGATATCTTCTTTGCCATCTGTATGTTGTTACACCTAGCAATCTCTTTCTCCAGTGCCTTAGAAGGTTTATTCTCATATTCCTGCTTAGCCTTGAGCATTCTTTTCTTGAATATGACCCTCTCTTGGTACATCTTATCCATAAGTTCAGGGAGGAATCCACGCACATCCTTCCTATATTGCGCTCCATTTGCACAAACTGCATAATCCCCATCAATCTTAACCTCCTCACTTAAGAACCCTTCAACGCTCGCACTGGGATGTCTAGTTTCCCTGAGGGTCTCTGGGGAAATGTTATATTGCATAATAAGATGAGGGTACAGACTATTGAGATCAAAACTGACCACCCAATCATACTTTCCTGGTATTGGTTCTTTGACATAAGCACCTGCATATTTATTATTTTTTTCAGACCTATCTTTAGGAGGAATGACAATGTTCCTCTTCTTCAAATAATTGTAGATGATAGTGTCCCACATTCTAACCTGAAAGAACACATCTGCAAAATTAACCTTGGCATCATATGCCATGGTCAATGCCAGTTCAATCAGTTTCATCTTGTCCTCTAAACGATCAACAAGTTCTACATCAATTATATTGTATTCTACAAACTTTTGCCACCCATTAGTATAAAAATCTTTAAAAGTATCAAACTCACTGTGATCTAGTTTCTTTTGACCTAATTCTACACCAGCAATATAGTCAAGTCTATAAGACTCTTGTGCTTTGTATGTAAACTTCTTATATAAAGAAAGATAATCTAATTGAGTAAGTCCAGCAACATCATAATAAAGATGTCTTCTACCTTTAATATAAATTTCATTTTCAGTATTCATTCCCCAAGGGGACAACATCTTCATCTCCCTCTCACCAAGCACTCTATTCAATCTTTTTGATAGATATGGAATATCATAATACTCTATGTTCCACCCAGTTACTACATCAGGTATGTTAGAATTCCAATAATCAATAAACCTTTGAAGTAATGTCCACTCATTGATACACTCAATATAATTTACATTCTTTTGCTTGTTGACAAATGAATTTACACCCCAAGTTATAATCTGCTTGGTGTTATAATCTTGAAGTGATATCAATAGAATCTCCTGATCTGCAGTTTCTGGATCAGGAAAACCATTCTCAGACTTAACCTCAATATCAAGAGTAACTAATCTAATTTTAGATATATCAAATTTAATCTCATCCTCTGGATACTTGTCAGAAATGTATTGAGACACATATCTATCATTACCATATATTTTAAATCCCTCTACATCCTGATACTTTTTATAAAACTCTCTACAATCACGCACAGCACCAGGTTGAATAGCCTCAACTCTTTCACCCTCTAGTGTTCTATACTTAGATTCTTTCTTAGTGGGAACAAATAGAGTTGGGTTATAATCTTCCCTAAATTGAACATGTTCACCATTGTCATAACCACGAACTAAAAACTTGTTCCCAATCAATTGAACATTAGTGTAAAATCTCATTTAATTATGTTTTGATATTTCTCAAGTAAAGTTGGTTTAGCATCTACTAATGTAAGTATTTTATCAGAACATATCATAAATTCATTTTCATTTGTAACATCAACCAACCATGGGGATAGTGTGCCATCATTATTTAAAACAAATGGTTCTATTAATTTGCAATTAGGATCTCCAATATCAAGAGGAGAAACCTCCTCAATCTGACTTACTAGAATCTGTTGATTTGTCAGAACTAAAACTTTTACTTGGTTCATTTTTTAATACCTCTTTTTCATACATTTCTTTTAATTTATCTATAGGTTCCACTATAGTTACTATCCATTCAGTTGTTATTGGTATGACTTCATCTTTAGTCAATGGACACCAGGGAAATAATTTTAATTCATAAGATTCTTTTTCATCTTCATTTACGTCTAATAATTTATTTTTCAGTGTAACTCCACATGGTCTTGTGAGAAAATAACCAACTACTCTTTTATCATCACCCACAACCATCTCTTGCATGTCTGCAATTATATCTTCTCCTGATCTTAAAATAGCAAGTTTTATAGTCATAATATAATATTACCTTTTATGATTTTAACAATAAAAATATCAATAGTCAACCTCCTCTAAAATCATATTGATTCTCACTTATGAAATCAAGATATGCATACCAATCCTTTCTCTCACATCCATTGTTTATGGCATCATACATTAAGTCAACTGTATTATGATGAGGAAATATGGGATGCTTATTTGTATACTTGGGCACATCAAACATTAGAATGCATTAAGAACTAAAGGTAAAAGGTTATGTTCACACTGTTGAACTGCTCTTGTTAGAGACTCAACTGTTTCACCAGGAAGAATAGGAACCTCTTGCTGCATTATTATGGCGCCTGAGTCAAGATACTCATTAACAAAATGAACTGTGCATCCTGTTTCACATTCACCTGCTTTAAGTGCTTGTTCAATAGCATGTAACCCTTTATACTTAGGCAACAAAGATGGATGAAGATTTATAATTCTACCAGGAAATTCATCAACAAATTTCTTAGATACTATCTTCATCCACCCTGCCATCACAATCATATCAACTTCATATGCATGAAAAATTTTGATAATATGATCTTCATCCTTACTATAAACAGCAGGTATGTCTAATCTCTCTGCTCTCTTCCTTGCTTTGGCTTTCTTTTTGTTGTACACCATAAGCACAACATCATGCTTTGGGCATGAATGAACTATGTTCTCAAAATTAGTTCCTTCTCCAGAACACATAACTCCTAATCTCATTAGAAATGATCCTCCAATCCTTCAACTGGAGTGGGTTTCCAGTCTTTACCATAATATTTTTCTAACATGTTATGATGTGGTGCATCTGTACCTACTTCAATTTTTTTAGGTGGTTCTGGTGGAAACAATTCTAATTGTATACCATGTGCCTCCCAGAACCACTCCTCTGGGTCCTCTCCTTTGATATGAGTAAACCCATAAAAAGAACCATCATCCCTTACATATAAGAAATGATGGTCATGTGGATTAAGTAACCACATCTTACGTATTTTATCTGTGGTTTTATATCCTATCTCCTCTGCTGTGAGTTTACGAGACTCCTTTGATTTCATATACTTTTCTCTTCTGATGCTCTGGTATAATTTTATTTAATCTAACAGTAAGTAGACCATTTGTAAAGTCTACTTCACTAACTTCAACATCATCAGATAAAGTCCATGTTCTAGCAAATGCTCTAGAGGCTAATCCTCTGTAAACATACTCATCAGCATCAACATTTTTTTGTTTTCCTTCTACAGTAAGTTTATTAGATTCTGTAGTAACCTCAACATCATCTTTAGAAAATCCTGCAATAGCAAGTTCTAATCTATATCTTGTGTCAGATTCTTTTACAAGATTGTAGGGTGGATAGTTGACATCTCCTGCTTCAAAAGCATTGTCAAGTCTTCTCATCCAATCCTCTAGACCTATACTATTTCTGTGAATAGTGTCAAGGTATTTTGCTGTCTCTGGAACAGACAAAGTAAGTGAATTAGGACCAAACATAATAGACCTCCGTAAGCGTCTTTAGTTAATAGTGGACCCCTAAGGCATCCAATACTAATTATACAAGAAAGTCTTTTTATTCAGGTGTGGTTTCCTGCACTTTAGTTTTTTTACCTATATTATATTTTTGTTCCAACACCCAATCACCTTTATCTTTATATGAAAGAACTTTAATTTGATTTAGTGGAGCTATATCCATAACTGAATCATCCTTCACAATACTAATCAATCCCCAATCAGATAATAATTTTGTTATGCGATTACGTCTTTGAACATCATTTACAGTTAAATTGGCACGTTTACCATCTAGTGCAAATAGTTCTTTGAAATGCACAAGATAGTATCTTCCTTGTTTATGTAAGATATGACAACTTTGATATAATTTTTTTTCCTTTCTAGATGCAACTCCTATTCTAGTTAAAGTTTCACGAACTTTTAAAAAGTCATCTGGTTCATTCAAAAGAACCTCAACCATCATATTAGGAGACCAATTTACCTGTGGTTCAGTTGTTGTAGTCATTTTGTTCCACCAGTTTCAAGTCGTTGTTTAATAAAGTTCAATTGTTGTCTATCTAGAATTTTAAGTGCTTGGGATGCTTTTTCATTACTATACCCATAATACTTTTTTATGCATTCTAAATCTTCAACTTTGTCTTTACGAATCCAAGGAGAAAATCTTTTCCTTTTCCTCACACTATTTAGATAAAATGAATATTGCATATCTTTATCTAAATCAGGATATTTATTCATTTCATTTGAATACATGACACAATCAATATGTCCTGATAAACATCTGTTGACAATGTATGGTGGATAATTTTTTATATCTTCAGATAAATCTTCCTTAGTGAAATTGATAGAATTAAGCCAATCCTTTAGTTCCATAATTAAGTAGCAATAGTTCTTTTCTTTCTTTTTGTTCTCTCATATATTCACCAACAGATCTCATACTATAGGTAAGATCAAACTCAGTAGTATTCCAATCTTCAAATCTATCCTTCACTAACTGATCAGAATTGTAACTAATCATCTGAGGTATTGAACTATTAGAA